GGAGCTCAATGGTTTAACGAGCGAATCAGGCGAGGAGCTCAAGAAGCGAAAGCTGGCAGCTGAGACTGGGAAGGCCGAGCTCGAGCTCGCGAGAGCAGCTGGCTGGTTGATCCCGGTCAAAGTTCTTGAGGCTAGGCTGTCGAATATGTTCGCCCAGGTCAAAGTGAACATGCGGAACATTCCGCATCGCCTGGCTGGGGATGATGATGAGCTGAAGCAGCGGATGATCCTCGAGATCGATCTCGCGCTCGAGCATTTAGCACAGATGGATCTGTTCGCAGAGGATGAGGAGATACGGGATGACTAAGGTGATCGTCTCGATGTCTGGCGGGAAAGATTCGACAGCTGTCGCGCTGCTTGCCAAAGAGCGGGATGTCGATGTGATGTACTCTTTCTCTGATACAGGTCATGAGCATCCTGAAACTTATGAATACATTGATTATCTTGAGACTGTTCTCCATCAGCAGATAATCCGATGCAAAGCAGATTTTTCCAAAGAGATCATTCGGAAGCGAGAAATCGTCGAAACAAAATGGAGAAACGATGGAATCTCTGAAGATAAGATTGAGAGAGCTCTCAAAGTTCTCGAGCCAACTGGAAACGCTTTTCTCGATCTCTGTCTCTGGAAAGGTCGATTTCCATCGACGATGGCTCGATTTTGCACAGAGCATCTCAAGATCATTCCATACAATGAGCAGATTTTATTTCCTGCCATGAAAGAATTCGGACAGGTAGAAACCTGGGTCGGGGTTAGGGCTGATGAATCTGCTGCGAGGGCGAAGCTGCCCGAACGCGAAATGGACGACACTGGCGCGGAGATTGTCAGGCCGATATTGCATTGGAGCGTCCAGGATGTGTTCGCAATTCATGATAAACATGGAGTAAAGCCAAATCCTTTGTACAAACAAGGAATGAAGCGAGTTGGATGTATGCCATGCGTGAGTTGCGGAAAAGAAGAATTGCGACAGATCGCAATGAGATTCCCTGAGCAGATTGAGCGAGTTGCTGAATGGGAGTCAATCGTCAAAGAAGCCAGCAAACAGGATGGCGCGACATTTTTCACTGTGCGAGCAAAAGAGATGAGCGAGCTGATGACGAGAGAAGAACATGAACGACTCGCTTCAATCAAAGGAAAGGTAGAATGGGCGAAAACGACTAAAGGCAAAGTTCAGTATGATCTGATCAGCGTCTATGAAGAACCAGCAATGTGTCACTCGGTGTATGGGTTATGCGAATGACAGAAGATGATATTTGCACTAGGTTCGCGAATGAGGATGGCATCCAGGAAGCGATCCGCAAAGCGCAGACTCACTTTCGGCCACCGCCTAAGCTGCTGCCGAGTGAATGGGCTGAGAAAAACATTTATGTCCCAATCGGCAACGCGATCCCTGGTCTGATCCGATTCGATAACGCGCCTTATCAGAAAGAGCCCCTGGACATGACAGCTGATCCCAGCTGCACCAGGATCACGCTGATGTGGGGAGCTCAGGTCGGAAAGACGATGCTGGCACTCTGCGCTCAGGCGTATCGGATCGCGCAGAATCCACAGAGCCAGATCATGATGCAGCCAAGCCAGGGCGATCTCGCCACCTGGCTCGAGACCAAGTTCAATCCGCTGATCGAATCAAACGACACACTCCAGGAGCTAGTTGCGAAGCCGAGAGCTCGAGAAGGCGTGAACAATCAGCGCATGAAATCGTATCCTGGCGGATTCCTGATGTTCTCCTGGTCTGGATCGCCAAAGACGATGCGTGGTCGATCAGCTCCTTTCATCGTTTGCGATGAGGTCGATGGATACGACATGACAGGCGAGGGTCACCCGGTCTCTTTGCTCTGGCAGCGAGCTGCGACCTATGGCGACCAGCGAACGCTGCTCGAGATCTCGACTCCGACGATCAAAGGCTCGAGCTGGATCGAAACAGCATACGACCAGGGCGATCAGCGGAGATTTCACATCGAATGTCCACACTGCCAATTCGAGCAGCATCTGCAATGGTCGAACGTATCCTGGCCAGAGGATGAGCCAGAGAAAGCGGTTTACGCTTGCTCGAGCTGTGGTGTTGCGCTGAACGACAGCGAGCGAATCACTGCAATTCGCAAAGGTCGCTGGATCGGAGAGCGAGAGTTCAAAGGTCACGCGAGCTATCACCTGAATGAGCTGTACAGCTGTTTCAGACGACTCGGGGACATCGCGCAAAGTTTCCTGGAGAAAAAACGCGCTGGAGATCTGCAATCGTTTATCAACGTGAGCCTGGCTGAAACCTGGGAGGAGGGTGGCGACAGTGTGGATGATCACAGCTTACTCGCCAGGCGTGAGGATTGGGGCGAGGAGCTGCCAGATGAGATCGTGCTGCTCACTGCTGGGATCGATACTCAGGATGATCGTCTCGAGGTCGAGATTGTCGGATGGGGCAAAGGTGAGGAATCCTGGTCTGTCGATTACAAGGTGATTCATGGCGACCCGGCTGGATCAAGAATCTGGAATGAGCTCGACCAGGTGCTCGCGACGACCTATCGCAGAAAGGATGGCGTCGAATTGATAGTACGCAGCAGCTGCATCGACTCAGGTGGTCACCATACCCAGTCTGTCTATTCATACGCGAAGATCAGAGATGGGAAGCGGATATTCGCGATCAAGGGTGTTGGTGGTGAAGGCCGACCGCTGGTCTCGAGGCCAACCAGGACAAACATTGCGAAGATCAAGCTGTTCAGTGTGGGCGTCGATACTGCAAAGGAGCTGCTGTATTCGAGACTCAAGATCGATGATCCTGGTGATGGCTTCTGTCACTTCCCGGCACATTACGACGAGGAGTATTTCAAGCAGCTGACAGGCGAGGCTTTGGTGACTAAATGGGTGCGCGGTCACAAGGTTCGAGTGTGGAAAGCGCAGCGGAGACGGGTCGAGGCTCTTGACTGTCGAGTGTATGCCATGGCAGCGATGGTGATATTGTCGCCAAACTTGGATACAATAGCGGAAAAGCTGTCTGAGCGAGCTGAGAAACCTGAGCCAGCGCAGAAGCCACAGCCATTGATGCGACAACGACCGCAGGGCGGTTTTGTGAACAACTGGAGATAACATGGCCAATTTGTTCGATGCTGCGAACGCGCCCGAAGGCGAGCCAACGATTGTCACGGTCGGTGATTTTATTCAATGGAAGCGCAGCGACCTAGTTGATGATTACCCACCCAATCTTTACACAGCAACGTATATCGCCAGGATCACTGGCGGTGGCGCGAATGAAATCCAGCTCGAGGGAACAGATCAGACGACTCATTATCTGTTTTCGGTCAGTTCCGCTGTCTCAGCTGATTTCGTTCCTGGTTATTATCACTGGCAGCTCGAGATCGTTCGGAACAGCGACTCAGAGCGGATCGTCGTCGACACAGGCACATTCACTGCAAATGTCGATCTCGATGTTAATCAGAGCGATCCCAGGACTCATGCAGAGATCATGGTCGACAAGATCGAGAGCATCCTGCAAGGTCGCGCAGATTCTGATGTGGCCAATTATTCAATCAAGGATCGCAGCCTGACCAAGCTCAGCATCAGCGAGCTGCTGCAATGGCGCGACTACTATCGCCTGGAGCTGCGAAAAGAGAAAACAGCGCAGCTGATCGCCAAGGGCGAGACAACAGGCGCGACTGTTAAGGTGAGGTTCTGAGATGGGGCTGTTTGATCGGTTCAAAAAGAAAAAACCAGTTCAGCAGCGTTCGTTCTATGCTGCCAATACTGGTCGGCTGTTTGCAGATTTTATTTCATCCTCGAGATCAGCTGACTCCGAAATTCGCCAGGCACTGCGTATCGTTCGCGACCGCTGCCGGGAAAGCGCGAGAAATCATCCTTATTCCAAACGATACATTCAGATCCTGACCAGTAATGTGGTCGGCTCAAATGGCGTTCACTTTCAAAGCAAAAAGCGGAATCCTGATGGAACGCTCGATGCTCCAGGGAATCGCCTGGTCGAGGAAGCGTTCCGCGACTGGTCTCGCTTTGGTCAATGCACTGTCGATGGGAAGCTGAGTTTCCAGGCAGCGCAGCGTCTGTTCATCGAGACCTGGGCGCGAGATGGCGAGGTGCTGATTCGCCTGGTCAAAAACATGCGCGACAACGATCACGCATTTGCGATCCAGTTTTACGAAGCGGATTATCTCGATGAGGAATACAACACCAAGCTGACCAATGGTCGCGAGGTGCGGATGGGCGTCGAGCTTGATGAGATGAAGCGTCCTGCTGCGTATTACCTATTCACAGATCACCCGCACCACATGGATGGTTTCGGTGATATTTCTCGCAGAAAACACGTTCGCGTCCCAGCGAGCGAGATGATTCATGCGTTCATCCAGGAGCGTCCTGGTCAGACTCGAGGCGTCCCACCTATGTCGAACGTCCTGCCGAGACTAAAGATGCTCGATGGATACGAGGAAGCTGAGCTGGTCGCTGCGAGAGTGGGTGCATCTGCGATGGGGTTCATTACGTCTCCAGGTGGCGATGGCTACATGGGCGACGATATGGACAACGGCACTCCGATCATGAGCGCAGAGCCTGGATCATTCCAGCAGCTGCCAGCTGGCATGGATGTGAAAAGTTTCGATCCTGATCATCCGACCACAGCGTTCAGCGATTTCGAGAAAGCGATTCTGCGCGGTATCAGCTCAGGTTTGGGCGTGAGCTATGTGTCGCTGTCGAACAATCTCGAGGGCGTTTCTTACAGCTCGATTCGCCAGGGCGTGATGGAGGAGCGTGATCACTTCAAGATGCTCCAGGCGTTCATGATCGAGCAGTTCATCGAGCCAGTATTCCGCGCCTGGTTAGACAGCGCGATGATGGCTGGCACAGTAAACATCCCAGCCTATCGGTACGATGAGTTCGCGAACGCGACTCGATTCATTCCGCGAGGCTGGCAGTGGGTCGATCCACAGAAAGAGATCGCAGCGAACGTGAACGCTCTGAACAATGGTGTCGTCACGCTCCAGGATATTCACGCGCACTACGGGCGCGACACTGAGGAAGTGTTTGAACAGGTGCAGCGCGAGCGCGACCTGGCTGCTCGATACGGGATCTCGATGAATTTCGAGCCATTCGGTGATGTAGCAAAAGCTGCAATGCCTGGAGAGCCTGATGCCGATTTATAAAGGCGTCGAGCTGGCCACCAGGCCGACCGAAGGCATGAAAGAGGAAGCCAGGCGATACGAAGCCTGGCGCGAGGAAGGTTACAAAGGTGGGACAGCTGTTGCAGCTGCTCGAGCGAATCAGATCCTTGCGGGAGATTATCTCTCGGTGGATACTGTAAAAAGGATGCACAGTTTCTTTGCCAGGCATGAAGTGGACAAAGAAGCTGAGGGATTCCGACCAGGCGAAGATGGTTATCCAAGCCCAGGTCGGGTGGCATGGGCAGCGTGGGGCGGTGATCCTGGGCAAAGTTTTGCGAGGCGAATTGTGGAACAGATTGAAAACATAGATGAGCAGGATCGCGACCAGGGAGTAGATCTCGAGTATCGCGCTGTCACTATCGATAACGCGGATATCGAGGAGAGAACGATGGATCTCTCGGTATCCTCAGAATTTGGCGTCGAACGTGAGTTTGGGATGGAAGTGTTGAGCCATGATGACGGTGCGATTGATATGTCGCGCTTGAACAACAAAGCTCCGCTGCTGCTTGATCACGATATGCGCCAGCAGATTGGTGTCGTGGAAAAAGCATACATTGACCCAGAGACCCGCAGACTACGGGCGACTGTGCGTTTTGGAAAAAACGCTTTGGCCAGTGATGTTCTCCAGGATGTCAAAGATGGGATTCGTACCAATGTTTCTATTGGTTACAGAATCCTGGATATGGAAAGAATGAATGACAGCAGCGGGACGGTTGTGGTGCGTTCATGGCTTCCGCATGAAATCTCTGTGGTCAGTGTTCCTGCCGATCCAACGGTCGGATTTGGACGCAGCCTGGAGAAAGCAGCAGAGAAATCTGAACCTGAACCAATTATCGAGGTAAAAACGATGACTGAAATAAACACTGATGAGCTAAAGGCTCAAGCTGCTGAAGCTGCGAAGCGTGAATTCCAGCAGACAGCAAAAGAGATCACAGCTTTGGCTGTGCGTCATAATCGTCGCGACCTGGCTGACCAGGCAATCACAGACGGTCTGTCGATCGATCAGTTCCGGGGCATGCTCCTCGACAGCTTGCCAGAAGGTAAGCCATTAGAGCGCACAGCTGGCGACATCGATATGTCAGAGAAAGAAATCAAGCAATACTCTTTCATGAAGGCTGTTCGCGGTCTTGTGAATGGATCTGGTCTCTCTGGATTCGAGAAAGAGATGTCTGATGAAATCGCAAAGCGTTCTGGCAAAGAAGCTCAGGGCTTTTATGCTCCTGACTCATTCTGGGCTGGTATCGGCAAGCGTGATTTGACTGTCGGCACTGATTCAGCTGGTGGCTTCTTGCGTCCAACTGATCACCTGGGTGACCAGTTCGTTGATGCTCTCCGCGCTCGCACAGTAATGTCGAATGTCGGTGCTCGCTTCATGTCAGGTCTGAAAGGCGATGTTGCGATTCCTAAGCTCGCTGGCGGTGCAGCTGCTGCGTTCGTAGGTGAAAACTCAGCAGTAGCAGAGCAGAACCCAACTTTCGCACAGGTCACAATGTCTCCAAAGACACTGGGTGCGTTCGTTGATATTTCTCGCTTGCTCATGATCCAATCTGATCCATCTGTTGAGCAGATCATCCGCGATGATTTGTTGAACGCTTTGGCACAGAAGATCGAAGATGTTGCTATCGAAGGTGCTGGTTCTAACGAGCCAACAGGTATCCTCGAAACATCTGGAATCGGATCTGTCGCGCTCGGCACTAACGGTGCAGCTCCAACTTGGGCATCTATCGTGAACCTGGTTCGCGAAGTTGAGCAGGACAACGCTGCGATCAACGCAAACTCACTGCGCTTCTTGACCAATCCAAAGGTCAAAGCGAAGTTGAGCCAGACTGCTAAGGTCGGAAGCACAGACTCTGTGACTATCCTGGACGATCCTTGGTCATCAATGTACGGCTATGGCATGGAAGTAACTTCTAATGTGCCATCTGATCTCACAAAAGGAACAGGAACTGCATTGTCAGCTCTGATCTTTGGTGACTTCAGCCAGCTGATGATCGGCTTGTTCTCGACAGCTGATGTCTTGATCGATCCTTACACTGGTGGTTCAGCTGGTACTGTTCGCATCCGCGTCATGCAGGAAGTGGACACAGCGGTTCGCCATGCGGAATCGTTCGCAGCAATCACTGATATGATCACTACCTAAGTGATCGATGCTGATGGGGCTCTCTGAGCCCCTGATGCTTTAAGGAGATTTGACATGAAACTGATCGCAACACGAGGTGTCCGAGTTGCTGGCGTGAGCTATGAGCCAGGCGACATGATCGACACAGATGATCGGACAGCAACTGAGCTCCTGGCGTCTGGCAAGGTGATCCCGACTGATTCGGTTGATCGCTCGATCGGGCTCAATACAGAGACCGCTGCTCCGCTAAAAGCGAAAACA